CGGAAGAGATTCTCAAGGACTTTGTAGAACTACGTGAAGATCACTATGTGAAGAGAAAGGCACACCTCATCAAGGTTCTTGAAACGAGGGCTACCATGTGTGGATACAAATCTAAGTTTGTTACTATGGTTATTGAAGGTGATATCGTGGTGTTCAAACGTAAGAAGCAGGACCTTGAAGAAGAACTTTCAAAAACGTTCCCCAAAATTGGTGGTACTTATGACTATCTCCTCAACATTAAGACTGTACAATACACAGAGGAATCTGTCAAGGATCTCCTCAAGGAATCCAAACAGGCTAAGGAGGAACTTGAAGTGATGAAGAATACAAGTCACATTGAAATGTGGAAAATGGATATTAAAAATATGTAGACAATAGATAGGTATGGGTGAAGCTGCGAAAATTTCGCTCAAAGCTATCGGAAAGCAAGACACTCACTTGCTTTCCGATGATCCAGAAGAATCATTCTTTAATTATACCAATAATCGTGCTCACTCTGATTTTAGAAAATATCATAGGAGTCGTACTGTAATCAAACCGGGTAATTCGGATGTTACATGGCCTTTTAATAAAACTGTTAAAGTTGAATTTAATCCGCGAAGCATGGGTGATCTGCTGAGTAATATGTACTTGAGTGTAACAATGCCCGCTATAAGCGATGGAAACTACGCGGATCAATTGGGTAGACATCTTCTCAAAAGTGTGACAATGTATGTAGATGACATTGAGGTAGAGAAGATATATGATGACTGGGGTATTATATATGATGAGCTTTATTTAGAAATGTCTGAAAAGGTGGCAAATGGATTTCTTGTAAATAGAAACCTTGGCTTTGATGATGCACCGGACAATACTGCTGTAGCGAGGTATAGTTCAGATTTGGTTATTCCAATCCACTTCTTCTTTTCGAGGAAGTTTGCAAGTGATGAATATTCGTCAAATAGTCCTAATAGACCCTATTTCCCCGTGTGTTCAATTTATAAACAGAAAATAGAGTTTGAGTTTGAGTTCCATAAACAAGAGTTCTTTACAGAAACAACTGACGTTGTAACTCTACCCCAGTTTAATATAATCACCGAGGAAATAACTGTAAGTCCAGAAGAAAGAATCTTTCTGACGAGTAAGGACCAGATGTTTATAACAGATCTTGTACGCCGACACCCCGTGATTGTTAGTGATCTAAATAATGATATCATAAGGAATAACTTAGTTCCTAACATTCCTGTAAAGTGCATTCACTGGTTTTTAAGGAATACAATATTTGAAGATGAAAGTGATGCTATAGGTCCATACGGTGCAGCTGTCGCTGGTCAACGTTTGTACCAAAATCGTTTCAATTTTTCTTCATCCCTTGATTTTCAAGGTGAGAATACATTCTTTTATCCTCTTATGTCCGAAGCGAGTTTCAACATAAATGGAAATAAACTTCCAAATGTAACAAAAACAGATCACTCATATTTCAAATATCTCATTCCATTCCAAAAAAGATTGGCAAGACCAATTAGAAATGTATATACGTATAGTTTCTCGTTGAATCCGATAAATGTGGAACCATCGGGAAACTTGGATTTTAGTCAGATACAGTCTGATAAAACTAATATTGAAGTTAAATTGGATACTTCACAGCCGATTGACATTGCAAATGAAACATTTTCATTAAACATGTACTACACAGGCTATCAAACATTTGTATTTTCAAATGGTTTTATGTCACTTGCTTACTAAATAGAGTATCTCGGTGACTGTTTATATAGTCAATAATATTATTCTTGATACACCATTTGATGAAATTCAACTGCGCCAAAGTTGTATGGATTTCATGAGATGTTCCCGGAACTGTGTATGCAAACTTCTGTGATCTACAAAATGGATCAAACAGTTGTTTACTGTAACCGTTAAGACTGGATTTATATGCACAATGAACAGTGAATAGTTTACCATCACCAGTCTGATAAGCGGTGTGATTCTTCTTCGCATAGTTTGTAATAAACCACTCCAAATTGCGTAAGCTTATACCACTTGACTTGTCTAAAATTTTTAATAGTATAGTTTTATTCTTATCTTCATCGTAAAATTTGTTTATTGCTGTTAGTAGAATATCGTTTTTGTTCATTGTTATATTAAACCCCCAAATCTATAAGCCCGTTTGAAGCTTCACAACCCGGACACCCTCTTACAAACATCATCTCAGGTCCATGATTATGTATACTTCCTGTACTTGAAAACGACCTCTGGTATATACGCTGACCCTGTGATGCATGATGCTTACAATATCCATTTTCAAATGCCTTAAACCCACATCTCTGTCCATTATTTTTACTACCTTTACACGTAGTAATCGTATAAGACTCTGGAATATCTTTTAAAAGTTGTTCCAATGGAATGCCATGTTTCTTTGAAATTTTTTCGGCATACTCATTTACCACAACATTTATACGCTCTTCGAGAGCTTCGTCCATAAGCTTTACAACGTTATCATACAGACTCATTCCTAACTTCTACTGGATTATAATTTTTAAATAAGTCTTCAACGGATTCCTCTTTTGTTGTTCTCGCTTCCTTAAGCCGAGCCCTCAAAATAGCGAGTGTACCCACATCTTCTAAACCAAGGCGTTTACATTCAGCAACCAGTTCCTCCTTCTTCATACCACTCAGAGAGGGAAGCTTGGGAGGTTTTACGGGCTTATGTTGGTTAATGATTTCACCAAAGATTTCCTCTTTTACATTCTCATAGAGTGGGTCTAAGAGGTCACACACAGGATTCAAAAACTTATTGAGGAAGTAATAGTGGTAATCTACGGGGATGTTATGCTCTTCAACATACTTTGGGTCCTCGGACTTCTCAAAAGCCTTTGCCTTTGGATCCCCAGTCTTAGTAAGAAGGTAGGGTACACGGTCACCAGATTGTGGCTCTGAACCAGGTTTCCTTTGTCTCATTTTAGTGACTACTTGCACATGAGATTGATTAATGTTAACACTTTCTGAACTTGTTACAGATACAGATTTACCCCCAACTTTGTAAGAATCGGATAGACCTTGACTCAAAATAAGCTTCTGATTTGGTACATCACCCGAAAGAAGTTCAATTGCTCTCTCTTTGGCAAGCTCCTTGGGTGGACCGGGATCACTTGAAGTCAGAATTACATCAAGAAGTTCTTTGGATACTTCTCGAACGTGGGGTGTATTGTCACGTCTCACAAGTTGAAGACCCTTTACATCAATATAGTCCATATGCATATTATCATCCTTACCCTTTGTCCATAACTTCGCAGCATATCGTTTCTTACTGTAAAGGAAGTAAGGACAATATACCTTCTCAAGCTCTAAATTATTTGGCTTCTTGAAAAGAGCGCTGCATTCTTCTGCAGCCCTCTCACCCACCTCCCAACTGTAGGCAATAGCTTCTTCACCCGTACGATCACCGACATCAAACTCAATCATAACCGAATCAGTGTCACCATACCTAACATATGAACCTGGGAAGTTCTTCTCAACGTAGTTCTTAGTTTCTTCAATCATTGAACGACCCTTTGAAGTAGTAGTAGAAGCAATGGGGACACATGGAAGAATACCCTTACCAGCACCTGTAAAACCGTACACAGAGTTCATTGAAATTTTGTAGGCTAACTGTTTACCATTGTAGACTTCCTTCATGAAACCTGTAGCTGCAGCCATGTCCCTCTTAGCCTGTTTTCGAAACTGCTTAAGCTCCGAAAGGATTGCAGGTAAGAGACTGGGAACATCCTGTGCAAACTTGTAGGTGCGGTCGCCAATATTGAAAGTCTCATATTCAATACCAGGTATATTACCATACTTCCTCTCATCCATTACATACGACGAATAACAGAGATTGTGAGCCATCATAATACTGGGGTACAGGGCTTCAAAATCAAGGGCTGTGATGGGTGTGTAATACGCCCCCTTTTGAGCTTCAAGGACAGTCGCACCCTCGTAGGGTTCTTCAGGGAGGGAACCATAACGAATAGTCGGAACCATAAATCCAAGCTCCCTCGCCTTCTTAGTCAGTTGGGAGAAAACCTTAATCTGCTGCCCACGTTCCACTAAGAAGGGAACCGGAACCCAAGTTGCCTTAGCCATCTCAACCAAGTTCAACAAAATACAAAGTTTCTTCATAAGTCTATGTGGAAGGAGAGTATCCTTAATACAATACTCAGCAACTTCTCTCAGTTTAACAGGATCTTCTTCCCTATAGCGAGCAAACATCTCCTTTGGTGCCATGTCAATCTTTTGATCTCCAAGGTACAGCTTTGAAACGCTATCAAGTTTGTAGCTATCCAATTTGTAACCTTTCTTTACCTCATGAAAGAGATCAAAAATAAACCTACCACTCATCGGAAGAAGCTTCAAAAAGTTATCACCCAGAGCGCTCGACGAGAGCTTTTTAATCACCAATTGGGAATCAATATCCTTTAGTTTTCCCAAGTTGTAAAAGTCGTAGTTGCACTTGTTAATTTGTGCACGTTTGTAAATATATTCCATATCAAAACCGAAGATGTTCCATCCCGTAATTATATCAATATCCTTGGAATGTAAATACTTTTGAAATGCCTCAAGCATTTCCTTCTCAGTAGCATAGCTGCGAATATCACACCCCTCAAGGTTTGAATCTGTTTGTTTGTAACAGAGACATGTCTTGTCATATGGTTCATCAGAGCCAAACTTACAAAGAGAAATAGCAATTTGGAAACAAGCATCACCAAGAATATTTGCATCTGGGAACTTACCAGTAGAACTATTACATTCAATATCCACAGATGCCACTACAAATGGCGCAATATCATCTCGGGCAACTGGCTTTAGAGTAGTCCAATCGTTACAGAAGAGGTCAATATCAACGTTCGCAATGTGAGAACGAACACATCTTTCACCACTATCAAGCCAACCAGTTGATTGAATACCTGTACGATGCATAAGACGTAATACTGGATCCAAATTAGATTCGTACACCTTAACATTCCTTACACCGAAAATTTCATACAGTTCAGGGCTCCTATCAAGTGGTCTACGTAAAAAGGAATCAACCAATCGGCGAGCTTGAAGATCTTTAAAGCTAATTTTCATATATGCAAACTCCTCATTATTCTGGAAACCCCATACATCTTTAGACTTCATCAATGAATAAGCAACCAGAGAATCTTTACACTGATTGCCGAGAATGTCATAAATTCTTTGAACCTTTCGCGAATCCACGCCACTTGGAAGCTTAATAAAAAAGTATGGTGTGAAAGCAGTAGTAACACAGACCGACTTACCATCCTCAGTTTTACCAAATATGCTAATCAAATGTTCATCTTCTCCATCTCGAGCCTCCCATGTAAGTGCCTGAAAAACTACCATTTTCTTTGTTGTGTTATTGACGCCCGAAAATTTTAATATACTTTATTAGTAAATATGTCAGCTGCTTTGATTGATCTTGTTTCTAAAGGTGCCCAGGATGTGTTCATCACTGGTGAGCCACAGGTCAGCTTTTTTCGTCAGAACTTCAAGCGCCACACTAACTTCTCTATGAAGCCCGAGCGCATGGACTACATTGGATCCTTTGGTGCCTCTAATGAGATTACCGTACCCATTCGTTCTAAGGGTGATCTTCTCAGTTACATTTGGATTGAGGATACTCTTATTTCCAACGTGGCTACCAACACTGACGGTCTCTTCTCCGCCGATGCCTCCAACCCCACTACTTTCCAACTCTGGATTGGTGGTCAGAAGGTTTCGGAACTTGACTCACTTTTCATCCAGGGTGCTTACAACCCCCTTCTCCGCGATAACTCTGCCAAGGCTTCATGCACTGTCACTACCAATGTTGCCAAGGAGAACCATGGTCAGAATCACTTTATGATTCCTTTCTTCTTCGGTGAGGACTGGACCAAGGCTCTTCCTTTGGTGGCCTTACAATATCATGAGGTGGAACTTCGAATTAAGTGCAGGGATGGTTACACTCCCCAAGGTACTCCCAAGATCTACGGTAACTACATATACGTTGATACCGATGAGAGGAAGTATTTCACCGAGACCGAGCATGAGATTCTGTTCACCCAAACCCAATACCAGCCAGCTACCAGCACTGATACCGAGATGGATCTCAGCTACTTCAACCACCCAGTGAAGTCTATCCACCTTATTTCCGGTGCGGCTGCAGGTCAGAAGTGGTATGATGAGTACACTTTCGGTACTTCTTCTCTCTACATCAACGGTACAGCTCTATTTGAGAATAGTTCCAATGTCTATCATCACAACATTGTTCCCCAAATGCACTGCACTGATCTCCCAGATGATGTATTGGATGATCTCCCAACCTACTCTTGGCCTTTCTGCCTCTCCATGAGCAAGGCGCAGCCCAGTGGCACACTAAACTTCAGCCGCATAGATAACGCCAAGCTTCTCGTCAACAATGTTTCTGGAGGTAACAACCTTCATCGCGTGTATGCCGTGAATTTTAACATTTTACGTATAAAGAATGGTATGGCGGGTGTCGCTTTTGGAAATTAATAACCTAAGTAAATACGAATAATATGAAAAACAAGTCAAAATGGATCTCTTCCACAAGTTAATTGATTTGGTTGATCAGAATGCGGAACGTCTTCCAGAAGGTGATTACGTGGAGATATGCAATGTTATAAAAGATATCCGAGAAAAGGTGAAACCACCATCTTTCCTCGTTAATCAAAATGAACCCATGACAATACCAGCGTATGTACCAACTGATACAGAGCAAGAGGAATACCCGGGTCTTAACCAGTTTCTTCTTGAACTCCACGAAGAATGGTCAAGAACGGATGACGGTGAGGAGGAGGATGAAACTCTCTCAGCTGACGAAGCTATGGGGCAGTTGAGAGAGCACATAGAACAACACGGGATACCACAAAGTTTGACTATTAATTTTGTAGATTAAATGTATATGACCGGTGCACTTTTTCATGTGAATACATCAGAAAGTAATGTCACTGTCACAGGTAACCTCCATGTTACCGGTTCAACTACTACAGATAATATAGCTATTGGTAATATGTTCACCGAAATAGATATTAGCTCACCGTATAGTTCAACTGGTAGTTGGACGGAAAATGCAAATGATGCCTATTGGGGTGCTCCAAGATTTGATTCTACTTTTACCCATCGCCGATATGCTGACGCACCATGTGAGATTCAATATACTATTCCAACTGGTATGAAATCAGCATATATGTCCCAATTAGTTTGGAATAGTGGAGGTTACGCGGATATCTATGGTGTTAAATCCAATGGAGATGAGTGCTTTCTCAGAAGAATTAATACATTTCAAGATATTCGTAATATTAATAATAGTCTCAATTATGACGGAACAAGTATAACTTTCCTTGGGTCGGGTTTAGAAGATTATGTCAGAATCAAAATATTAAACAAATCTGGAAGAATACATATATCCGGTTTAGCATTTAGTACTACAAAGAACATGGGTACAGAAGGTACAGGTATTGTACACCCAACTATGGTAAGTAGAGACAAACCTATCGTTATGTGTGGACGAACTGCAGGTGATGTGAGCTCTGGTACATTTGTTATGAACTCCGTGTTATACAATAATAAAAGTATGTATAATAGCGGAAATGGGAGATTTACTGCGCCCACGGGGTATCCAGGATTCTACCAACTTACAATTCAGAGTCTTCACACAAACACGTACCAGAGCACCAATACACGATGGTATAAAAATGGTGTTGTACATAATTGGGGAGCACTTCATAACAACTTTAGAAGCCTTGTTCTTCATCACCCGAGTTTCTGCTCTGTGCAGATTGTCTACCTGGCTGAAGGTGACTATATGGATTTAAGAGTTATAACAGCTTCTTTGTATGGTGGTTCCACGATACATAACAATGCCACGTGTCAATTTTTATGTCATTAATTTCTATAATACTGTTATAATATGGAAGAAGTATCTACATTAGAAATTCGTATAACACTGTCAGAAGAAGAACATCTTGCAGCCAGAACTGTAATGGCTGATCCCCAAGAATGGGCAGACAACGCTATTCGTAACAGAGCAAATATTGCTGCGAATGATGTAGTTCAAAAGTATGTTTCTGTTGCGATTGATAATAATTGGACAATTCCAAATACACGTATAGAAATTATAAAGGCAGCCATCTCCAAGGGTGTTTTTAGAATAGAACAACCCAATGTTGTACCAGAGGAGGAACTACTTTAATCCGCGAGCATGTCAATTTCCCGTTCATACGTATGTGACATTAGTACAGATTTTAGATCCCTAGAGAATGTAATATAGTTTTTAGGAATATCTCCCCACAATCTCTCATTAGTAACAAATGCATCCAGTTTATGATCTGCTAAGAGGGGCTCCAATAAAACCCAATTAGGTTCATCGTAACGAATTTTTGTACACCCCCTTGCAAACCGTCTCGCGTATATGTACCAAGCCGCAATACTTTTGTAAATGTGTTTAGGACGTTTTCCATGTTCAAGACATTTACGAAGCGTGGGTACCACAAAAGTGTGGAATTTTGTAAAACCATTCATACAAATCCTATCCAAGTCATCAACGTTTGTAGAGTTTGAAAACCTTTCTTCAATTGTATCTACATAGTCGTGTATATCAAATGGAAGATCCATTTCCATTTCAATAGAAGGAATAATTTCCTCGTTTTGAAGATTCTTGAAATGTTCGCGATGTTTTTCGTCATTCATAACTTGATCAAATGTATGATAGCCAGAGAGAACACCAAGGTATGCCAAAGATGTATGTCCACCATTAAGAACTCTAATTTTCGTTTCTTCAAATGGCTCCAAATTATCCACAATATTTACACCAACTTGTGTTAAATCTGGAAAGTCCGATGCAAAGTTATCCTCGATTACCCATTTTGAATATTCCTCTGTTTGAACCGGATTATGCATGTAATGTGGATATCTCCGTCCTATTTCCTCACAAAGCTGTGATGTGGTTCTCGGAGTTATGCGATCAACCATACACGAGGGAAACTTCACATTACCTTTCACCCAATCAACCATTTCATGTTGATTTGTTTGGTAAAGATATGCTAAAAATTGCGCCTCCAATACTTTACCGTTTTGGCGAATATTGTCGCAACACAATATTGTTATTGGTGTGTTTCTATTTCTAAGTCCACACGCAAGATATTCAAATAAGGGAGATCCAGGTGCATACCCACTCTCTGTAACAGTTATTGTTATTAAATGAACACTTGGAAGAGTAAGCATGTGCTTAGCTATTGTTCTATTCTTGGTCCAATCAATATAGTCAAGATGACTCCTCACAATTCTACACGAAGAAGGTGTCTTTAAAATGTAATCATCAATCTCTCGAAATCCCTCGTTTCTCAGATTGACAGCTACAATACCCCAACGAAGATCACCGGATTTTTCCATGTAATCATCTATATACATGGCCTGATGAGCTCTATGGAAATTACCATAGCCAATATGAACTATACCCGTTTGACACTCGGATTTATCATATGTTGTCTTATACATACGTTAAAATTAGTTAGATATTATTATTTAAGTGATTTTTTTCAAAAGTCTTTCAAGTCTTGGTTTCTCCTTATTCATGAATACAGTAAGTTTGGTGACGTCTCCTTCAATTAGAACCTGTCCATGTTGAGTATTTACATATTTGTAAACTTGGTCAACTCTAACAAAATCAACCTTTGTCATCTTTTGTGGTGGAGCTTTACTATGTTGTACAGCCAAAACAGCTGCATCCCTCTTAGTCTCTTTAGGAACTACTTCCCCTTCATGACATATAACGACATGAGATCCTGGACATTCGGAAACATGTAACCACCAATATTTTGGATTACTCTCCGTAGAAAGTTTATCATTCTCTTTGGCAGAATCACCAACTCGGATAGTAATAGAGTCCAGGGATTCATAGTTTTTCATCTATGTGTAAATATCTCAGAATCTTTATCTATGACAATTTAAATGCACGTTGTATTGAAACCAAGTCCCTCGGTCGCCCACAAACTTAGGGTGACTTTACCTAATCAGAGATCTATCGATTTCGGACAAAAGGGTGTTGAGCATTATATAGATCACGGTAATCCCAGACTCATGCGTGCGCATCTTATTAGAAAGGGTGCTATCATTCCTAAGGAGTTGCGAATTGAGACTGATCCATATGAAATACAACGTGAAATGTTAAGAGTTAAAGAAAGTACAGAGGAAGATTGGGAAGATTTCTTCAAAGCTGAATACTGGGAAAGGTGGCTTTTATGGTCTTATCCCAACTTAAACAAGGCTAAACTTTTTATGACCATGAGACATGGTATGCTTTTTATGCCCACACAAGAAGCTATGTGGTTCTGTGATAAAAATAATCCTTACTAATTATAATGAGTAGTTGTGCGGTTGATGATACAAAAGTCCAACAGGATGATGGAACTACACGCGGTGTAGAAATTGCACCCGAAGGTTGCCACCCCGTGAGTACAGATGAGTGTTCTTCGGGATATATGGCTCCATCTGAAAATGTCACATTTCCCGAAAACAGTATTGTGAAGCAATGTTGTAAGTGCAAAGAAGGTGAAAAATGCAACCTTTGCGCTGACCCAGATGCTTGTACAGAAGAAGAAGTTGAAAAGTTTATTAGCACTGATGAAACATGTTACGGTGAACCACCCCCCGAAGAGGAAGAGGAAGAGGAAGAGGAAGAGGAAGAGGAAGAGGAAGAGGGAGAGGGAACTACAGATACATCTGCGACTTTTACAGTTTATGCTCTCTTAGGACTTCTCGTTCTTATTTTATTAATGTTTTTCTTATTTTCCCGTAGAGCCAAAACCATCTGATCC